TAAAAATTAGTAAAATATTAAATTCTATTTATAAAATTAAAGGATTTAATCAATTCATAAAAATTATTGATAAAACCAATAGTTATATCGAAGATAATAATACAAGTAATGAAAATAATATTTCATGTGAATGTATTAAAAAAATAATAGATAATGTAAATATAATTAATATTGAATATATTAAATCACAAATTATTATTGACAATATTTATGATGAAAATAATAAAATTTTTTAATAATATAAAAATTGAAAATAAAATATTTTAGATAAGTTTTAATAGTAATTAAAAGTTGTTTAATATATAAATATTAAATTAATATGCAAGAAAATTCATTTTCAAAAAAATCACGTATTATAAAAGAATATGATCGTCTTGAAAAAATAAATAATATACAATATGAAATAATTGATAAAAATATTAATATGATTTTATTACAAATAAATGGTCCATTAAATACTATTTATTACAATAAAAAATATATTATTAGATTAGATTTTTCCTCAGAATATCCATTTGTTGCACCAAAAGTTAGTTTTTTAACATCAATTATTCATCCAAACATATATAATGGTAGTATATGTGCAGATAGTTTATATGGTAATTGGGTTCCAGGATATACAATTGAATATATTATTTTATTAATAAATCATTTATTAACTGAGCCAGATTTAACAAATCAAAAAAAATACAAATCCAAAAAACACAATAAATATAAAGTAGAAAGTATGAATTACTTTAATAGATGGAATCGTCGTAAGAATTTTATGTTATATTTAGTAAGAATTGGTATATGGAAAGAGTATAATGTAAAATCAGATAGATTTCCAGAAAAAACTATAAAAAATATGTATAAATTAAGAGTATTATCAGATAGATCTTATTTAGAAAATATTTTTTCATTTCTTTAATAAAATTCAATATAAATGGAATTTCGAAATGTATGTGTAGATATAACATATCCACCTGAATGTATACAAGATCCTTCAAAAATAATACAAGTATATTTTTCTCCTTCTACTGTAATAATATTATTTTTATTATAATATTTTAAAATTTCATTTTCAGTTGTTCTAGGTAAATTTGAACTAGTTTCCTTATACCAAATTAAATTATAATCTATTTCTGGATAAATAATTTTGACAGGTCCATTTAATTCATTTACATCATTTAGATATATTATAATTTTTAAACATTTCTGTTCTTGTAAATCTCTATGAAATAATGCACTAGATGATGGTGTTAAATTTATAGATGTCGTAGATTTTTTAACTAATGCAAATTTATTAAAATTATATTTTTTTAAATATTTTTTACATAATTTAACTAAAAAATTATTATTTTTTAAAGAATTAATTAAATTATTAATTTTATTATTATCATATTTTTTCTCATATTCTCGATTAAATAATTTATTCATATTAAATATATTCTTTTCTTCATTAATTAAATTATTTATATTTATACAAATTTTTTCTAATTCATTATCTATCTTTGTATTACATATATAAAAACCTTTTACAATTATATCATTTATTATATTATTTTGTATATTTTCTATATTTTCTATATTTTCTATATTTTCTATATTTTCTATATTTTCTTTATATATTTCATTATAATATATAATTCTTTTAGGTAATTGATTACAAATAATACCTATATTTTCATCATGATTTGGTTTAATATAACATCTTTTATTTTTATTTAAACTATTAATTAAAATTAAATCTTCATTATCCATTACAAAGAAAGAATTAAGATTATGATTAATATGATTTATATTATTAGAAGATGGTATGGGTATAATACCTCTCGAAATATGCCATTGAATAATAACTTGAGTTACACTTTTATTATATTTTTTACCTATTTGTAATAATATTTCATCATTTAATATTTCTTTATTAAAAGTTGAACCAAAAGGTGAATGTGCAACTATTTTAATATTATTTTCTAAACAAAAATTAACAAATCTTTGTTCAATAAGATATGGATGTATTTCAATTTGTACATAATCTGGTTTTATTGAATTTATAATAATTGCATATAATTGTTGAAAGGTAATATTACTTAAACCAATATATTTTATTTTACCTAATTCTTTAAGTTTAATAATTTCATTATATGTATCCAATATTGGAATATTTCCAAAAGAATGAGTAGTATGAATATAATAAATATCCCAATAATCTAAACCAGCTTCTTCTAATGATTTTATACAACATTTATGAACACTTCCTGGTTTGTGATTATTATAATTAGTTTCACCTACTAATTTTGAACATATCATCAAATTTTCTCTATTAAAATTTATATTTTTTAAATGTCTTATACTTTTATTAGTGTCCTTTGTATCTATTATCGTATATCCATTTTCAATTGCATTTTTAATAATATCAATTGTAGTATTATCCTTAGTACCAAAACCAATCATTAAAATTAATTATGTATATTAATTATGTATATTAATTTTAATTATTTATAAAAATTGATATTAAATAATTATAATTAATATATATTATATTATATTATTTAAAGTATAAAATGAAGATAAATCAAATATTATTTGAATTACAAGAAAATCCTGATGAAATATTATTATCATTAGATGAGTCTAATTTAAAAAAAATTATTGATTATTTAATGAAAAAATATCATTCTGAAAATAAATCACCTATATCTGATCAATTATTTGATTATATTAAAGAATATTATGAAAGTTCTTATAATAATAAGATAAGTGTTGGATCAGAAATAAAAAAAAATAAAGTAAAACTCCCATATTATATGGGTAGTTTAGATAAAATTAAACCATCAATGAATACATTTAATAAATGGATAAATGATTATTATGGACCATATGTTTTATCATATAAATTAGATGGTATATCTGCATTATTGTATAAAAAAAATAATAAAATTTCAATGTATACGAGGGGTAATGGAATTGAAGGTCAAGATATATCACATTGTATTAAAGATATTGGAATTAAAACAGATAAGATGGTTGAAGGTGATGCTATTAGAGGTGAATTAATTATAACTAAGAATAATTTTAAAAAAATACAAGATAAAATGTCAAATTCTCGTAATGCTGTAGCTGGAATAATTAATACAAAAAATCCAGATCCAAATTTATTAAAATTAGTAGATTTTGTAGCATATTGGGTTATATATCCTGAATTTAAGATAGTAGATCAATTAAAATACATAGAAAAGAAAGAATTTGTTCCAAGATCAGTATCTTATGTGATTAAAAATAAATTAACAACTGAAATTTTATCTGAAATGTTAATTAATGGTAGAAAGGAATATAAATATGATATAGATGGTGTTGTAGTAATTGATAGTTCAAAGATATATTTACAAGAAGAAGGATCTAATCCAGCTTATGGATTTGCATTTAAACAAATTTTAACAGATCAAATAGCAGAAGCAACCGTAGTAGATGTAATATGGGAAATATCTAAAGATAAATATATTAAACCTAAAATTAAAATTAATACTATTGAATTATTAGGTTCAGAAATAACTTATGCTACTGCTTTTAATGCAAAATATATTGTTGATAATGTTATTGGTCCCGGAGCTATTGTTAAAATAATTAAATCAGGTGACGTAATACCTTATATTCAAGAAATTATAAAAAAAGCAGATACCAACAAGCCAAAAATGCCTAGTATAAAATATGAATGGAATGAAACAAATGTGGATATAATTGCGATAGAATTGGATGATGAAAACATGAATAAATTAATAACTAAAAAACTATCTTATTTTTTTTCAACATTTAATGTTCAATTCATGGGTGAAAATACAATACAGAAATTTGTAGATTATGGTTATGATGATTTATGGAAAATATTAAAACCAGATAAAGAAAAATTATATGAGATTGAAGGATTGGGTAAAAAATCAATTGATAAAATTTACGAAAGTATAAATGAATCACTAAATAATAGAGAATTATATGAAGTTATGGCAGCATCACAGATTTTTGGGAGAGGTATGGGAACTAGAAAATTAAAATTAATAACAAGTAATTATCCAAATATATTAGAATTATACACTAATAAAACCAAAGAAGAATTAACAAATTTAATAAATAATATTTCTGGATTTGAAACAAAATCAACATCTAAAATTATTGATAATATTGAAGAATTTATTATTTATCTGAATAAATTAATTAAAATTAAACCAAATATTATTAAAAATAATATTAATAAAAAAGATAATAAAAATAAAACAAAAGATAATATTGAAAATAATGATATTATAGATAATAAATATAAAGATTATAAAAATAAAACTATAGTTTTTACAGGCTTTAGAGATAAAGAAATAGAATCTATTTTAGAAAACATGGGTACAAAAATAACATCTTCTGTATCTAAAAATACTGATATTGTTATTGCTGCAGATGTTAATGAAGATTCTAGTAAAGTATTAAAAGCTAAACAATTAAATATTAAATTAATTTCAAAAGATCAATTTTATAATACAATAATGTAAATTATATTTAATTAATATATTTAATAATTTTTTTAATTTTATAAATTATTTCACTAGTTGATAATAATTCATATCTTGGAATATATTTATGAATATCCATATCCATAGGATCTTTATACCATATATAATCTTTATTATCTTTATACTCTTCACCAATTATTACACAATCAATATTATATTCATTAATTAATTCTTTAGTAACAATCAATGGTGCATTTTTAATTATTTTATCTACATATTTACAATGTTCAACTGTTTGACAGCGAACATTTTCATTTAATATTGGTTCTCTTTTATAGCTAGCACATTCTTGATCACTATGAACTCCAACAATTAATTCTATTGGTGAATCAAAAGATTTTTTAATATTTTCAAATAATATCATATGTCCCAAATGACATAAATCAAAAACACCACAACAATATACTTTTTTAATAATTTCTTTATTATAAAATAAATTTAAATTTAAATCATATGAAAATTGTATTATTACCAATATAATATATATTATTGTATATATTGTTGATTTTAAAGGATAATAACTAAAAATTACAGGTATTAATAAAATTGTACTATTTGTATCCAATTCAAATATTTTTAGATTTATAATATCCAATAATAATAATGTATCTATTGTTGTTAATTGCCATAAATTATTAACTGGATAATAACATAATGTATAAAATTTTATAATATAATATACTATTGTAAGTATTTTAATATATTCATATT